GGAACTCTTTATACTCCTGTGTTACTTCCAGATAAATCTTGTTACTAATAACTGCTTTCATTATAGTCCTAGGTCTTCCTTAGCCATTATATATTTCTTGACAAAATCGCTTCTTACAATGTCTTTAACTGTAAAATCAATCATATCAAACTCGTTCATACTTTTTAAGACTCGTATAAAGTCTTGTAGCCCTGATTTCTCTCTACTTCTCTCCGTAAAGTCTGTCTGTCTGAAGTCTCCGCAGAAGATAATTCTGCACCCTTCTCCAATACGGGTAATAATTGAGTCTAGCTCGTGAAAAGACATATTCTGACACTCATCTACAATAATCACGGAGTTCTTTAAAGTAACCCCCCGAATAAAAGAAGTTGTCATAAAGTGGACTAAACTCTGTCGTTTCAGTAGCTCGTAAGCATCGCCACGCTGGAAAAGCTCTATACAAATGTCTTTGTAGGGCTCTTCATAAACGGCTGATTTTTCTCTATCAGTGCCAGGGAGAAATCCCATGTCTCTAGTGGAGACTGCACTACGAATAATAACCGTTTGCTGGTAAAGTCCTTTACTCATGTCATCTAATGCTAGATATAACGAGATATAGGTCTTTCCGGTTCCTGCTACTCCATGTAGTACCAAGTTTTCTTTGCTTTCAAACGCAATTACTTGATTTTGAGTCAAAGGGTCTATCTGTTGTAGAACTAAATTTACTTTGTCTAAGGTTCTAGTCTTTTTTGCCATATTTTCCTTAAATCTTTCTACGACTATTCTTCCGTTTCTCTTCCGAATATTCGTAGAGCAACCACGGTAAACCGTGAAGGTGTAGTAAACCCGCCCATGACATTCCATCGTAGGGAGGGCGTGGTATGGGAAAGGGAGTTTTAACGTCCCGCACCCACAGTAGAGACCCAGTTTCCTTTTGCTCTACTTTCTTTATTTTATAGTATTTCAGAGGGCACATTTTCGTTTTTTCATATATAAAAGTTTTGCCATGATTGTCTATAAAATATAAGCTATTCTGTTTTAATATACCTATATGGGACGTAATACATTTCCGCAGGGTTATTAAGCCGTCCTGATGAGTCTGCAGTCGTCTTGCACCAAGAGTAGTACCCTCCATGTTCCTATCATCTAGTAGTCCGGTATCAAGAAATACTAGTCCATCTACTGTCTGCCAGTTACCTGTAGGTAGTTTAAATACAGGGAAATCTATTCTCCTTATGGTTTTATAGGTTATTAGCATCTTCTAGGTGCTTTTCTCTGTAGTCGTGTATAGCCGCTTTGATTGCGTCTTCTGCAAGAACACTGCAATGTATCTTCACAGGGGGAAGGGCCAACTCCTCCGCTATCTCCGTGTTCTTAATGCTACCCGCAGCATCTAGAGTTTGGCCCTTCACCCATTCAGTAAGAAGAGAAGAAGACGCTATAGCACTACCACATCCATAGGTCTTAAACTTAGCATCTAGTATAATGCCGTTCTCTACTTTTATCTGTAGTCTCATAACATCCCCACAAGCAGGTGCTCCTACCATGCCTGTACCTATGTCTTCTGTCTCGTAGAACTTCCCTACATTCCGGGGATTCTGGTAGTGATCCATTACTTTATCGCTATACGCCATACTGTTTCTCGAATTTGCCCATTGAGTAGTCTTCTGCTATCTCGAAGTCACAACCAATTGGGGCACCTGGGATAGATAGTCCTCTATCCATCTGAATAAACTCCTGTAGTTTCTCGCTATAGTGCTCTGCTTCGTCGTCCGGTACTTCTGCTAACACAGAGTCATGTACTAGTGCGAATATTCTTGATTTCATACCTTTAGTTTTTATATACGCATTCATGTCAATACAGCCTAAAAGATTAATATCACTAGCAACAGACTGCACCAGAAAGTTAAGGCCACTCCTAATGGCACCAGACGCGATGCCTCTATCTTTAGATGCAACATTTGCTAACCTCCTTTTTCTCCCGAAGAAACTGTAAATAAATCCGTTAGCTTCGATAGTCTTCGAGCTATCTTCCAGCCAAGTCTTCAGCTTATGAAAAGCTTTATAGTACTCGCCAATAACTTCAGCAGCTTCTTGCTTAGAAAAATACTTTCCACTGTCTTTAGTAACTTGCTCACTGATTTTACCTGGGCCTGCTCCATACATGATTCCAAAAGTAACTGCTTTAGCAGCCTGTCTTTGCGTAGGAAACAAACTTGCAACATCTTCTACTGCACAAGGTAGTCCGAACACCCTTTTAGCGATAGTGCTGTGAAAGTTCCCGCCAGAGCGAAATACATCCATAAGAGCTTTATCCTGTGCCAGAATAGCAGCTACATATACTTCCGCAGTAGTTAAATCCATCGCTACAATCTTGTGACCAGGCGCTGCTCTAATACAACCTTTTACAACTGGGTTATCGCGCGGAAGCTGCTGCATGTTTAGCTTTCCACTAGATGATAAGCGCCCAGAAGTAGTAGTATGAAGATTAAAGCCTGTACGAAGTCTCGAATCGCGGTCAAGCTGGGGTATAATTTTATCCAAGTATGTATTTTTAATCTTACTTTTCTGTCGTATATCGAGAATAAGCGCCGGAACGTCTGACTGATCTGAGAGTTCTTTAAGTACTTCTGCATCTGTAGATAGTTGCCCTGTTCCAGTTTTCTTGCCTGATACGCTTTGCAGTCCTAGATAATCAAATAGTAACTTTCTGAGCTGCAAAGGGCTGTTAGGATTAAACTCTTTGCCTTGAATCTCCTCAAAGCGGCTAATCTTATCGTTTTCGTATAGTGTTGTTATAGCCGTGTCAATATGCTCTTGCATAATGTCTTGGGCCATTGTTAGCCTCGGCAGGTCGAAAGGAACGCCATTGTCCTGAATATCAATAAGCATTCTAGTGCCTGGGATAAGAATGTTATCGTATACTGACTTCAGTTTAGCATTCTTCTTAATCTTTACAAACTTCTCATAGATTAGAAAAGTACATAAGGCATCCATACCTGCGTACAGCTTCATTATGTCGAAGGGGATTGCACCCCACTGAAAATCACTCTTTAGGATACCATGTTCTTTACGGTAAGTATCAATCCAAGCATACATCGGCTTTTCATAGTCACCATAGGGCGTGTACTTAATACTTAGTGCCTTTAGACCATGACCACCAGGGTTCTCGTCTATAAGATAGTGAAGCAGCATTGTATCTTCAAAGTTAGGAAACTTGAAGTTAAAGTGGTACTCGAAGAATGCTATGTCGAACTTTGCATTGTGGAATACTATAGTCTTCTTATCAAAGAGTTCTTGAAGCAGTACCTCAGTATCACTATCAAAGCAAGTAGTATCAATGTATGCGCCACAAACACCGTCGTATGAAAGAGATATACCTAGCATATACCCGTTACGGGGATAAAGACCTGTAGTCTCTGAGTCCAGCGCAACATATGGAGTAGGATGTGCTATAGCCTGTCGTATAAACTCATTACACTCTTCCGTGTCTTGAATACCATAAGCAACGCTCTCATCAATAATCACATCTTGGACTAAGCCTGATATGTAATTGATGATACTTTCTTTTGAGGTGTCCCATACAGGCTTTGCTTCAGGCTTAAACGCAAGCATTCCTGGGTTAATTACAGGCAGGAACTTATCTTCTACTAGCTTACCGCTATATTCAGTTACTGAGTTTATCTTGGTAAAGTACTTTAGAGCGTCTGATCCTACTAGGATAATCCACTCGTAGGCATCTATATCAATTTCAATATCACAATTTCGTTTTAGAACTTTCTTAACGCTTGGGTCAGAGCAAAGCTGATATCTATCAAACGTGAAAGCATCATCAAATTCGCGTTTGAAGTTGGTCTTACTTGTTCTGGTTTCTACTAAGGCTACATTAGCCATATAATTTCCTCTTGAGTTTTTCGATTTGAGGTTTAGAGAGTGCTCCTGGGTCTGTACCCGACAAGTGTACATTTCTGGATAAGAGACTAGCTTTCTCGCACATTTCCTTTACTTTTTCTACTGCTTTCTGCCCTGCATCATCACCGTCAAAAAAGATATCTATCTGAGCGATTCCTTGCATACTGAGCATACTCAGCTTTTCTACACTAATATTGTTCGTTCCAAAACAACATACTGCGTTTGTTAATCCTTTGTCATGTAAGTTTAGCATATCATATATACCTTCTACTAAGATTACCGCGTTTTTGATTCCTGTAACTTTAGGATATAAGGGCATCTTAGCACCCGCAGGTGTAATCATATACTTAGGCACCGCACCAGATGTATGTCTTCCATTGAATGCTACAATTTTTCCTGATATATCTTTTACCGGAAAAACTACTCTACCTACGTAACTTGGGTCATGGTGCTGGAACGCTTCAAACTTTCTATATGTAGCAGGTTGAAGACCCCGCCAGGACCCCGTGTAAGGGACACTACCCGTGGGTAGAGACATTCCTACACTACTTGACATCTTTTCTTGAATCTTTCTTCGTAACAACTCTCTTCTAGCCTGTAGAGGAGAGCCTATTTCTCCGTAGAGATTAAATAAATTGCCTTTAAAACCACAAGAGAAGCAGTGAAAAATACCCGTAATCCGGTCAATCCGCATACTAGGGCTTCTATCGCTATGCTCCGGACTTAAACAACCGACTAATAAGTCGTTCCCCTTGGGGATAAAGTATATGTCCTTTTCTTGAAGGAGTTCCTCTACGTTCACTCAACATCCGAGCTGCATTCTACAGAGTCTAGGAGGTCTTGAATGTTATTATAGTATTCTGCGTATACATTATCAAAAAGAGGCAGATAAGGAGAAATCCTAGCCAGCATAGTCTGAGCTGAGGCGTAATCTCTCAACTCTAAAAAAGCATCTACTTTATCGAAGTATGTTTCTACTATTTCTATAATATTTGGGTTACTTTTATTCGTACTTTCTTCTTTAAACATTTTATATATATTCCTCTTTGTTAGTATACCAAATTATAGCCATAAAAAAACTCCCATACCGCTGTTTCGAGTACATATTATACTAGAAAAGAGTATGGAAGTCAAGAACTATTTACTAGAGGTCGTTAATATCTTCACCCGTTTTATGCTGCGCTTCCTCTGCCTGGCTCGGCGTCATTGCTGACTCCGGCCCCATTTTCAGGGTATCCCAGTTCATCACAGAAGTAAAGTCTATGGGCGCGTTATTTCTTATCTTAACGCACTTGAGAGTAACACAGTTGTCTGCATGATCCCAAGATTCTAGACTAAACGCAGCGTCGGCAGCGTCAAGAATACCTTTAGCAAAGCGAGCTTCACCAGTTGCATCAGTCTGATAAGGACTGAATATAGGTACTTTATATTCTTGCGCCATTGATTTTAACTCCTTACTAACTTCGATTTGTTCTGTCCAGTCGTATTGACCGCCACGTGAGGGCATGTTTGACCGTTTAACCTGATTGATATAGTCAACAATAATCACACCAATATCCATCTTACTTTTTACTTTCATCTCTAGTGCGGCACGGATTTTGCCTAGCGTAAGAGATGGGTCATAAACTACGTCTAACTGCTTCTCGGGGAGGAGGTCACAGGTAGTCGTAAGTTTAGTATGAAAGTCATCAAAGTCTCGATGTTCTTTGTATTCGTGTAGTAATTCTTGGCCTCGCTGGAATCTTCCAGCCCACCAACCAGCAACTCTTTCCCACTCAGTAACGCTCAAACTTCTGCTACGGAGTAGTGCTTGTGGCACGCCCGTTGCAATGGAGCAGATACGCTGAAGAGTAGAACGCGAGTCCATCTCTATAGTGAAGTATATTGCTGATTTACCGCTTTCGTACACGGTATTCGCAAGGTTCGCGCAGATAAGAGACTTACCTGCGCCTCGGCGTCCACCAACAAGGATCAAATCTTTCGGGGAGAATTTAATTTGATCATCGTATTCTGTGTTAAGGCCGAGACGCAGATACTTCCCTAGCTCTTCTTCGTCCTCAAACAGAGATATACGCTGCATACTCTCTTGAGGTTCTTCGAGTTCGACTCTTTCTTCAATATGAACAATGATGTCGTGAAGGTGTTGAACAGTTTCGTCTGCATCCTCGAATGAGATTGAGTTTTCCACATATTCATCTAGTTTTTTCAAGATCTCTTTTTGAGTGTACTCGTTCTTTAGGTACTGAAGCAGAATAAACGGCTCAGAATCTATATCTAGAGTTTCGATTGCGTAAATCTTTTCTAGAGTGGCAGAGTCTCGCGTA